TCGCTGCACCGACGAAGGACTGAACAACGCAAAGGCCCGCTCGGTGGTGGAGCACCGAGCGGGCCTTGTCGTCGGACACTACCAATGCCGACAGCGGCAATCATACCACGAGGAGCACTATCATGCCAGTCACCAAACTATCAATGTCTTTCCGCCCGAACATCATGGCCGAAATTGAAAAGCGGTCCGAGGTCGAGCAGGGGAACGTTTCCGGCGTCGTCAATAAGGCTTTGGATCGCTATTTTGCACTGCTGGCCAGGGCGCGGGCCGAACTGCGCGGCCAGCTCAGCGACGCCGAGTGTGCGTTGATCCTGGACGCGACTAACGGGACGATGTTCGCTGACACGTTCAGCCTCGGCCACCTGTGGGCTGAGATCGCCGACGCGTGCAGCCTGGATCAACTCGACGCCAAATGGCAGGTCGACGGCCAGGACCTGGTGGCCAAAATCCAGGCCAGCGGCATGATCGGCCAGGCCGCGCTGGTAGACGCCTCGGAGCGCTGGTGGCGCCGGGTCGGCCAGGGCGAGCAGCCCGGCTATGGTGAACTGCTGGACCAGTACCAGGCCCAGCGCTACCCACACAGTGAGGAGTGAGGCTATGAAAATCGAGATGGAGGTGCGCCGCATCTATTGGGTCTGGTTCACCCACCGCTGGGCTGTTCACGGCGAGGGCGGCGGACACGGCGTTACAGGCGCCAAACTATGCCGCCACGAGGAGACCATCCTCAACGATGACATCCTGTGGCAGGACGTGATTGGCCGCCACGCGCTGACACGCACCTGGCCATGGGACGCGATGCAGGACGACAAAGCCAACTACGACCACGCCGCCGGAAATTTCTGGGGGATGATCTACCCGCTACTCACAACAGGCAGGCAATATCGATAGCTCGCATTGTTGTCCCCCACACAAAAAAGAGACCTCCCCACCCAGGGAGGTCTCTTCGCGTCCACACCCAGTCACCCAGTCACCCAGTCACCCAATCCCCCACTCCTATCCTCACAACCGCTTCCACACCCACCGCAACGCACTGCTCAGCGTCGGCGCCGGCGTCTTCAAATTGCTCACCGCCAGCTCATACCGTACCGCTCCGCCACCCTCCGGCTTGATCCGCACCTGGTGCACCAGATAATCATCGTCCACATCAAGCACCCCGTGCACGATCCCAATCGTCATCCCTGGATGCACCCCGCCATAGCGCAGCTCGATCCTGCCCGTCACCCGGTCTGCGTCCAGCTCATCCAGCACATTCGCCCCGATCAGCTTGTGCTCCGCCGCCGTCGACTCCAGCGTCCCCTCCAGCCTCAGCAGGCCCAACTCCCAATTGCTATACGTCCTGTCATACACATCATCCACCAGCACAAAGACCGTATTCACCCGGTCCGACCCGCTCACCGACCACTGCAGCACCCGCAGCGGCAGCGTCGTGCTCATGTCCGGACTCGTGCTCAGACCAAACGGCGCCGGCCTCGTCGCGTCGCTGAAATAGAGATACACATCCCCCTCTTCATCCTCTCGCAAAAACCAGTAAAACCCCGACCGCTCCGCCAACTGCTTCACCAGGTCCGCCACGTACCCGTAGTTCACATCCACATCCAGCCCCGTCGTGCCCGTGCCTGTATACAGCGTCGCGTCGATCTCAGGCACCCACCCATTCTCCGTGATATCCTTCAGGATCGTCAGCGCGTTCTCATTTGTGTACGAGGAGCTCTCCGCCACCACCCGCTTGTCCAGCAGCACCGTCCAGTCCACGCAGTGGCACACCACATCCAGATGGATCCCCTTCACCAGCTTGTCCAGCGCCACCACGTACCCGCCGAACAGCAGCGCTCCCCCGTGCCAGATCTGCACGTGGCTCCACGTCGCCGGCGCCACACTCGCCGCCACGTCCTCCAGCCGAAACACCGCCGTGTCCCGATTGGCCCCGATCTCCTCCAGGATCGAAATGCTATCCAGCGCCGTCACACTCGTCCGATCCTGTCCGCTGATCAACACCGTCCACTCGTCGCCGAACCGCAGATACGCATCACCCCACAGATCGCCGCGCTCCGGCGCGTCCCAGACCCACGTCGCGCCGCTGATCGTCCCGTCATAGGCCGCCGTCGTCTCCCGGTTGTTCAGCGTCGTGCCCACACCCTCGATGAAATCCCACTGCGCCAGCGTGTGCGCATCCGGCCACGGCGGCGACTTCGGCGGCGTGAACGCAGCGCTGTAGCGCACGCTGTCACTGATCCGCACCCACGCCAGCCGTATCTCCCCGTAGCTCCTCAGCACCCGGCCCATTTCTACGTTGCAGGTCGTCGTCCTCACCAGGTCCCCCGCCGTATCGTTCCCCAAGGTCGCGCCGTTCACCCACAGTGCAGTCTCCGTCATATTGTACGTCCCTGCCACGTGATACCACGTTCCAACCTCTACCACGTCGCTTTGCGCACTAAACGTGTTGTCTCTCGCGTCCACCACCGTCCACACAAATTTTTCACCGCTCAGCGCCAACTGCCACGCCGTCCCATTGGTCGCGTGCCACTGGCTCAGGATCCCGCCGTCCCCCGTATCCACCACTTGCACCCAGCACTCCACCGTCAGCGCAGCCAGATTGCTCGTCGCCACCGCGCCGCAGTCCACATAGTCGTTTGTCCCATCAAAACTAAGCGCCCACTGCGCCATCCTACACCTCGCCAATCTACTCGCCAATAAGACCCATTATCGCCAGTCACCCAATCACCCAATCACCATCACACCCTAAACGCCCCCTTCAACCTCAGCCGCCGGTCGATCTCATCCATCAGATAATCGATATCATCCCGGCTCCCAAACGTATTGCCACTGATAGTGATCTGGATCGGCGGCCGGATCGACCCGCCAGCCGTCGTCAGCATCGGCCGCGCGCCGTTCAGCGCCGGCGCCGGCTCGAACGGCCGGATCGGCCCAACCCCACCCGCCAGCGCCAGCTCCCTGCGCAACTTATCCATCGCCGACGCCACCGGCCGTTGCTGTCGGCTCAGGCTCACAGCCAGATCCTGCCCGAACCCACGCCCCACCACCGACCCGTCCGGCAGCGTCCGCCACGCCCCATATTTCGCCGGCGAGCTGGGGAACAGACCTCGAATGTACGCCAGCAGAGCCACCAAATCCGGCAGCCGCGCCTCCAGGCCGTTGATCAGCATCAACACCCAGTCACGACCGAACCCCCACGCCGCGTTCTTCATCGCCGTAAACTGCGCCGCCATCACCGCCATCGCCGCGCTCATCTCTCCGGCCAGCGCTGCCAGCGCCGCTGGCACCCCCGCCGGCGTGCTCGTCGCCGCCATGATCCCCGCCCCAATCGCAGCGCCAATCGCCTGGCCATCCAGCTCGATCTGCTCCGCCGCCAACAGCGCCGCGCTCAGCTCCACCCGCGCCTCATTCAGCCGCAACACGATCTCCGCCACATCGGCCAAGAACTCCGCCATCAGCGCCGCCGTCTGCCCGCTCTCATAGCCCAGGATCGTCCGCATACTCTGCATTGCAGCCGACACGCTCGCCGTGATATCCCGGATCTGGTTAGCAAACCCGATAGCGCTGGCCATACCCGCCGCCCCCACCAGCGCCGCCGCCGCCGTCAGCGCGTTGACCACTAGCACCATGTCCGCCACAAACGCATCCAGCGCCGCCTGCGCCAGCCCGCCCTGATAGTCCAGCAGCGCCCCCAGCCCCTCCAGCGCATCGCCCACGTTGCTGCCAATGCTCCCCGCCGCCTCCGCCAACGCCGCCGCCGCCGCCAGGCCATCCTCAGTGAACAGCAGCCCCGCCGTCTCCATCGCTCGCACCAGCATCTGCATGTCCGCCACAAACGCATCCAGCGCCGCCTCTGCCAGCCCTCCCTGGTAGCCCAACGCCGCGCCCAGCCCGTCCAACGCATCGCTGATGTTGCTGCCAATCGTACCCGCCGCCTCAGCAAACCGTATCGCCGCGTCGAACGCCTGATAGTCCATCAACTGCGCCATCGTCTCCAGCCTGGCCACAAATTGCCGCAGCGTCTCGAACAGCAGATCTGTACCATCCGCCATTCGCGGCAGGCGAAATTCCCACGCCGCCAGCATCGCCCCTATCGCGTCGCTGATCCCCTGGCCAATCCGCCCCGCCGCGTCCGCAAACCGCAGCGCCGCCTCGAACGCCTGATAGTCCATGTTCTCGGCCATATACTGCAACCTGGCCACGAACCGCCGCAGCGCCTCGAACAGTTGATCCGTCCCGTCCNCCATCNNCGGCAGGCGGAACTGCCANGCCGCCAGCATCNCCTCGATAGCCGACCCAATGTTCCCGCCAATCGTCCCCGCCGCCTCAGCCAGCGCCACCGCCGCGTCCACCCCCTCCATCTCGAAATCCGCCACCGTCGCTACAAACCGCTCCACCACATACGCCATCTGCTCGGCGATCTCGTCCACCGCCGCCGTCAGTCCGGCCGGCACCTCGAAGGCCACCATCGCCCCCGCTGCATCGATCAGCGCCAGCATCGTGTCGATCATAGTCGAGACCGCGTCCGCAATCGCCGCCGCCTGCTCCGCCGCCTCCACCGTCACCTCGCCCAGCGCCCCCTGCATCGCCGCCACCAGCGCCCCCGCCATCTCCTCGATGCCGATCACCATGCCCCGCATCGTGTCCGTGCCAATCTCTCGAAACACCCGGCTCGGCGAGCCGATCCCCAACAGGTTCTTCGCCGCCTGGATCGCCGAGTTGACCACCCCCTGCGCCGCCGCCACCAGCGCCCCCGCCATCGACTGGACGCCGCCGATTAGGCCCTGGATCAGGGCCACGCCCACGTCGTGCAGCGAGAAACTGCGGATCGTCTCAGCGATCTGCGTCAGGAACGTCGTCACCGCCTGGATGATCTCCACCGCTTTCGTGATGATGCCAACAATCACAGTCTGGATCGCCGTCATCGTCTGGCTCTTGAAATCCGCCGCCGCGATCCGACGGCCGATATTGAGCAGGAACGTGGCAACCTCCTGCAGCGCCTGTGCCGCCTTCGTCAGCAGCCCAGGGATCACCGTCCCGAACATCGTCATCGCTGCGCCCTTCAGGTCGAAGCCCTTGATCTTGTTCCCCGTGTCGCGCAGCCAGTCCCCCACCTCCCGCAGCGCATCCCTCGCCTTCGCCACAATCCCCGAGATCGCCGTCTCGAACATGCTCTCGGCCGCCCCCTGCAGGTCCTTCTCCCGGATCCGGTCGAACGTGTCCCTCAGCCAATCCCCGACACTCCGCAGCGCCTCCGCCGCCTTCGTCGCAATCCCCGGCAGCGTCGTCCCAAAGAACGTCTGCGCCGCCGCCTTCAGGTCGAAGCTCTCGATAGCCACAAACGCATCGTCCAGGAACCTCGCCACCGTCGCCAGCGCCTCGCCGACCTTGCTCGCGATCCCCGCCACGACCTTCTGAAACAGCGCCCGCGCCGCCGCGCCCAGGTCGAAATTCTGGATCGTGCTCAGCATGTTCTGCAGCCACGTCTGGATAGCCGTCTTGATCTCGTCGATCTTGGTCTGGATGTTGGCCTTGATCTCGTTCCACTTGGTCACAAACCAGCCCCGGATCTGCTCCAGCTTCTCGGCGATCCACGTCACAATCGGCCCGAACACTGTCTCGATCACCGTCACAATCGCATTCCACACCGTCTCAGCGATGGACTGGATCTCCGCCCACGCCGTGTCCCAGTCCCCGCGGATCACCGCCAGCACCGTGCGGATGATCCCCTCGATCACCGCCAGCACCGTCTCGATAACCGTCCTTATCACCACCCATGCGGCGCTCAGCACGGCCTCGATTTCTGCGCTGTGTGTCGCGATGAATGTCGCAATTCCCTGCAGCACCGGAATGATGGTTGACTGCAAAATCTCCAGCACGCCGGTCACAATGGCGCCGATGGTCTGCCAGGCGCCGATCAGAAAAGCCGTGATTTCCGCGCTATGGTTCTGCAGGAACGCCTGCACCGGGGTCAGAATGCCCTGGATGATCGCGCCGACGGCCGTCACCGCGTCCGACACAAACGTCTGAATTTGTGACCAGGCCGTGGTCAGCCACTGCGTCGCCTGCGCGCTGTGCGTCTGGATGTACGTCGCCAGCGCGGTCAGAATACCGGTCACGGTCGTGATGATGCCCTCCACAAATGTTCGGATCCCGCCGAAATCGGTCTCCCACGCCGTCCGCACCAGCGCCACCGCCGCCACCAGCGCCGCAAACACCGCGATCACCGGCGCCGCCGCCGCCACAATGCTCGCCAGGCCGCCGAGGAGCACCGAAGCGATCACACCGCCCAGCACCATCAGCACGTCCTGCCAGCTCACGAACTGCCCCACCAGCTCCAGCACCGGCCCCACCGTGTTCCCCAGCCACGTCAGTAACTGCTCC